TCATTTAGATCCCCCATATTTCTCCAAATCCATCACCATATACCGATAATTCTCTCTCTGATCCGCCAGATACTCATCGTGCCTCTGCGCAAAGGAAGTCATCCACGCCTCTAGGTCCACCTCGTGTTTGCACGAGTACGCGGCCATGGCCAGAAGTGACAGGCGATTTTCGGGAGCCAAAAGTTTAGAGTTGTCCTTGATTGCGACGGTTTCCAGATCGTCCAGGAGCTGGCTGTAGAATTCGATGTCCTTTTCGACCTCCCCGGGCGTCAGGCCGGTGCACGCTGCGATAAACTGCTCCGGGGTTGCGGCGCTTTGTGCAGCGCTGGCTTCGATGTGAAGAAAATCCATCATCAGATGTTCCAGAATATGTAATTTGCGGATAATGACGTTTTTGTCTTTTGTGGCCCGGTTGGCGTTCACATCGTCGAAGGACAGGTCCAGCCCGGGCACGGTTCTGGTGTGTAATTCTTCCTGAAACGCGTCGAGGAAGGCCGCATATCTGGAATCGTCACCGCACAACAGGGTGAACTTGTGAAACAGCGCGAAGAACAGGAACGAGTCTTTACTGGTGAACAAGGAGGGATACTTGTCCCCCACCGCCGCCTCCAGACGGTCCAGCTCCTGCCTGAGCGTCTGAAACTCGCGGTCGGACGCGTTCCGATTCAGATAGGTTCCCAATCTTTTTGAGTTTTTCTGCCAGTTTTCCAGATGAAACATGGCCATCAGAGACTCGCATACCACCCGTTCACAGGTTCCGTTGTTCAGTTCCGTTGAGGAAAAGCTGCCGCAATCCTTGAAAAAACGGTGGGACTGGGAGATTTCCTTCACGTTTTTGGCGATGGCGTCCATGTAGGTGATGCTGTTTTCGTTGTGATTCATGGAGGTCTGGCGGTTGTAGCGGCGAATATGGTATCCAATCTCCTCGTCCGTACAGTCCAGATGCTTGACCACGTCGATCTGATAATTGTCGAACTTCTCCTTCAACTCCATGGGGAGATCGCCGTAACCCTTTTCGCGCAGGTCAAACTCCACGTCCTCCATGACAGGCGCGCCGTATTCGTCGATGGTTTTGCCGGGCCTCTGGTAGTAGACGATGGGCAGCTCCACATTTTTTCCCAGCTTGAAGATTCCTTTTTTGTACTTTTCGAGAACGGTCAGCCTCTGCAACCCGTCAATGAGCCAGAGAATCACCTTGCCGTCGACCAGCTGTTCGCAAATCTTGATGGAATCCACGTCTTCATGCTTAATGGCGGTTGCGATAAAACCGTCTCTGGCATCGCTCTTCCATTTGTCCGCTTTTCTCTGCTGCGGATGGTTTTTCCGCAATTCCTTGCGGCTGAACATATTGAGCAGCGTAGCGCACATGTAGGTGTCCTTTTTGGTTTTATCCCGCCCCATCATTCCCATATCGATTGTACCTCCTTCTAAAATAACACTGAAACATTTTCATATGACCTGAGCATGGCCATGTGATTCGAATATTCCTTTTCTGACAGATGTAATTGCTCACGGATCTCGGAGGGCTTGTACCCCTCCGACAACAGCGCGGCGATCTCCCGCTGTTTCCGGGAAAGTCTTTCCAGGTATTGTTCCATCCGGCTGCCGGAGGGCGTGCCGGTCTCTATAAGAAGCTCTGTCTCCAGGTCAAAGGGAGACAAAATCAAGTCCCCAAGGGTCGCTCCGCCCTCTTCCTCCACGGGAGCGTCCAGGGAAACGCACATCCGGTCCGCAACCCGCTTCACCCTGTTCCGGTTCGTCATCAGGGACTTGAACTTCCGGGAAAGGCAGCTTTTAAGAAACGCCTCGAATTCCTCGCCCCTGGAATCATCAAAGGAAGCGGCGGCGCTCCACACGGTCCGGTTGGCCTCGCTGTAAAATTCGTCGTAATCCTTCGGCGAGATTCCGCCGAACCGGGTGAAAATCGGGTAGGCAATCTGCCTGAGCCTCGCCATGTTGTTGCCGCAATAGTAATCAAGCGTCTCCTGTTGGCGCTTATCATCCATAAAAAATACCCCCTCGTATCTGTTCCGTACCTTCACCGATACGAACAAAAATCCATTAAAAATCGACTTCGTCGATGGGATTTTTGCCTGCAAGCTTAGATTTTCGTACGGTCAGCGCAGCAAGTGCGCAGACCTACTGAACAGTTATACCCCCTCTATCTAAAACCAATTATAGATCGAACATATGTTTGTGTCAAGCAAAAACAGAACATTTGTTCGATCATTTTATTGAGGTTTCCTCTGCAAACAGAGAATAGAAAGACAGAACCATTTTTGAAAAGGAGGGAATCAATGTTTGATCCGAATTCGAACGCCGTCTATTTCGCACGGTACAACGTCATCTGCAAGCGCTACGCGCTGCTCCCGGATCAGGCTCTGATTGACCGGTGGAAGTACCATCAGCACCGGTCACAGCGCAGGGAGGATGGGGACTGGATCGCGTTCTCCGTGTGCGAGGACCTGCTCAGGCAGAGGGGAAATCCCTATCTGGACGACAATTACCCAAAAGATTAAGCATAAGAAAGGAAGATTGATTGATGACAGAACTTACAGAATTTATGGATATTTATATGGTTGATCCGCACCGCACCTTCGGAGGACTCATTTTCGAATCCGACTTCAATACCGAATATCGCGGCCGGACTGAAAAGCAGTCGCCCGCCGCAAAACGGATCGTTGCGGCCCGGAGATTTGACAATCAGTGCAGACAGAACGCGGATGCCAGAGACAGGCGACTTGTGATGAAGGAGGCGGTATTATGAATCACACACAGTATACTCTTATAAAAATCCCCCTCCGGGAATTGATTCGCAATGATTTTGATCTGCAACTGACGGAGGCGGAGGAAATAAACCGGGAATACCTGGTGGCACAGGGGGACTCTCTCCTGTTTGACCAGATTGAGCGGCTGCGCGGTTTCCGTTCAGAGCGGATCCGGGAGGTAATTCTGGTGACCGCCCGGAAGAATCCCAACCAGGAGACCGCCCTGCGCACTGTTTTGCGCCAGGGTTTTACCTACAACGGAGTGCATTTTTCCCGGTTCGGGAAATCGGCCTCCCAGGGCAAGGACGGGATCACCGCCTTTGTGTGCGACTCCATTTTTGATGAATTATACCGGATTACGCAGATGGATATCCCGGTCGATCACTGCGTCATCGCAAAGTACGAGGCCCAGAGGTGCCTGGCCTTCAGCGCCTGCTCCCTGATCCATGACTATATGCCCAACATTGTAATCATCGGCGAATATGAAAAGACGCTTCCGGGCCAGCTCATCAAATATGTAACAGAGCGGGAAAAAGAACTGGTCGATGAGGAAACGGGAAAGACCGTGGTCTATCAGGCCCGGGAGGTCCAGGAGGGTCTTGCGGACATCCGGCTGTCCCCATTTGACGGGTGCGGCTGCCATGAGAGGGAATTCATGGAGCAGGTCAGCGCCCAGCTGGGGCTGGATTACAACACCGTCGGGGTCCAGGTGCGGATGCCCTTCATGAAGGGCTACTCGGTCTACGTTCCGTTCCGGGACATTTTAAAGGAATGGGGCGTTGAAACGATTACCGACGTCTACGGCCGCGCGCATCCGGTGGACACCATCGACTGCATCTGGAATATTTCCATGTTCAAAGGCCACAAATTGTTTCAATCGGCCTACGGAGACAGGGCGTGGGATGAATACCGGAACACGGTGAAAAAATACCGGTTCAAGCTGGGAATCAGCAAATACAGCCATCACATCCGAAACCTCAACAAATACACCCGCATGAATTTCCAGTATCTGCAATGCCTGGACTTGTGGAACCCGAAGTATATCCGACGGTACGAAGAGCGGGATTTCAAATACGATATTCTCGACGAGCGCAACGACGGCAAAATCGTCGGAATCGCCAAGTATACCACCGCACTCCTGGAAAAGATCCTGAAAGGCGACCGTTTTTATACATACAAATTTATGGGGATCACGGATACCGGCGATTATGAGCCCGAAAGCCGGTATCTGGAGGCGGCGCTGATTCACGACGGGATGTTAAAGGACCCGGCGGTCAAACAGTTCATTTACCGGAAGCTGAAAAAAATGATCGACGAGGCCAAGGTGGGGAAGATCTATTGTTCCGGTTTTTACCACACCGGCGTGGGCGATATGATCGGATATTTGCAGTACGCCGCCGGGATGGAGCCGGCGGGCTGCCTGGGAGAACGGGAGTTATACAGCGCGAATTTTGAGTGCGGGGACATCCTGTCGTTTCGCTCCCCCCTGGTGGATCCGTCGGAGGTCAACCGGATACGGATTGTCCGCAACGATCTGCTTCGAAAATGGTTCGGGCATTTTAAGGATCAGGACGTGGTCATGTTCAATCTGCACGACATCTCTGCTCCCCAGCAGGGAGGGGCGGACTTTGACGGGGATATTTTCTTTTTGTGTGACGACCCGGTGATCGTGGCTTCCAAAATCGAGAAGCCGGTGATTCTGGATATCGAGGATAAACAGACCGCCCAGTCCAGGGCCTATACGGCCGAAAATCTTGTGGAATACGAGGTGATGACCCGGGACAACCGGATCGGAGAGATCACAAATGTGGCGACCAGCATCGAAAACCGGTACACAACAGATGAGGATTTGAAAAAACGCTATTCCGACTACTGCTCCCTCCTGCGCATTTTCCAGGGAAAGGAGATCGATTTTTTGAAAACCGGCTTCCGCTGGCACATGAACCGTGGGCTGCAAAAGCATTTGAAGCAACTGCCCTATTTTCTTCTTTACAATTATCCCCAGAAGCGCGCCCTCTACGAGAAGCTACAGGAGAAGAACAAGGGGCTTTCGGAGGGGGAGGAACGCATGAAGCTGAACGCATACCACTCTCCCTCTCCCATGAACGAGCTGTGCGACTATATCTGCGCCTGGGAGAAGAAACGGATTTTGTGGGACCGCTGTGTGGACGATCTGGCGGAAACCCGGTCCCTGATTCTGGATTCCGGGCTGGACCTGACGGATCGGGCGGTTCTCAGGGTATGCCGGAACTATATCAACGATTACGCCGCCGCCATCAAGCTGCATTTTTCGCAAAACAGCGGCGCGGCCTCCCATTCCGGTCCCGGACAGCGCAAATTCAGCTTTGAACTGATTGTAAACGATTTTAAGCGTAGGCTGAGGGAAACGCTGAAAATGGACGAGGCACTGATTGCGAATTATGTGATCGCCGCTTCCTACCGCTCCCTGTCCGTCAGCAAGGCATTTGCCTGGTCGGCTTACGGGGATTATATCATTGCGAACCTGAAGCAAAACGCCGATTCCAGACCGCAAGCGGCGATCCGGGAGGTTCCCACCGGTACTGAGGGCGCTTACGAGTATCTGGGGAAATATTTTGTGTTTGAGGGGGATGATTCCGATTTACCAATGTGAGGATTTGTATTTGTATGAGATTGTGGAGGATTTCAAGTGGGCGGAATCCGAGGAGGAACGGTCGGACATTTTCAGCGCCTTCTGCGCCTCCATCTGGTCCTGTGCCAACAAGCGCAGGACCTGGACCAGAACGATCCGCTACCGGGTCAACCGGGCGGCGGCGGACAGCGAACTGGGGCGGATTTTCGCGGGCTGGACAAGGGTCGAATATCCGGCCTGTAAATCCACCACAAAGGAGGAAAACTGGCGGCCCATTCTCCGGCAGAAGATCAACAATCTGTATACGAGATATTTTGACCCGGAAATCATTCTGGACAAGGCGTACCTGGATTTGCTGAAAACGCCCAAGCGTCTGTATTACGAGTGGACCGCCGGGGCGGAAATGGATCCGGCGGACGTGGAGACGCAGATCCGCCGGGCCATGGAGGAGGCCGGGACGGTGAAGGAAGCCCTTCAGCGCGGGAAAATGACGCTGCCTTGGAACGATTATAAGCGGCTGATTGAGACATTTTTGTACCGGTGCCTTCAAAACTGCAAGCTGGCCGACCAGTATGAGGGGAAGGCCTGCGTGCTTTGCCGGGTGGATTTCCTGACGGAGGATCATTTCTATGTAAAATATATGAGCCGGTGTCTGGACGGGGAGCTTCGGAAGTGGCAGAAACAGTATTACGGGGTTCCTAAAAGCTCACGGAAGGGGTATAAACGGTGCGCGGTTTGCGGGGCGATGATTGAAAAGGGAGGGAACCGGAAAACGCTGTGCGGGGCCTGCCGGACGAACAACGATTTGCTGCGATACCGAAGGTACAACGAAAAGCGAACCACAAATAGAAAAGCGGAGTTTTGACCGCGCCGCCGGGATTTTCCGCCGTTTTTCCGCATGTATATATCATATATGGAAACTGACGGCACTATGGCCCAGACGCCCGGGCGGCCGGTATTTTCAGGGCCCGATTTCAATGTAAAGCAGGTGATCCTATCAACCGTTACTCGTCTTACGACTATTTGTGGAATGAACCCTACGCGGTGGACGGAATTGGCAAAATCCGCTGTCCCACCCTGTTGGAGATCCGCCGAATGACCTATCACATTTTCTGCACGTTTCTCAATCTGACTCTGATCTCAAGAGATGAGTTCATCTCAAAATTCAATCTGGATGAATTAAAATCCGATCCCATTTCCCTCTATGAGCTCGTACTCGCAATGACTCCTCAGCTTCTGTTTCAGTACATCCGCGTGTTTATTGCCAACGATGAGGTGCGGTTTCTGGAACGGGAACGGGCGTTTGAGATCGTCGATTTGACCGGCGGCGGGGAACAGACTTCCGGGCGGATCGATGGCCGGAATTTCGACCGGTTCCGGGAGAGCGTGGCCTCGGTTTTGGGGCTTAAAAAGCCAGTGGATAAGCCGGTCCGCTTCAAAAGCGAACGCGCGCGGAAATTGATGGAAAAGATCCGCAACAACAAAAGCAGCGTAAAAAAGCAGGACGAGGCCTACGCGTTTGACAATATGGTCCTGAAATACTGCTCCAACAACAAGGTCGGAATTAACCTCCTGAATGTGGGAGGGCTGACCTATTATCAGTTCATCCGGCTGTTCTATGAGTATATCCACGCGAGGCAGTCCGACTACGGCGACGCGCTGGCCGCCAACACATTTTCCTATAAAGATCCAAAGGATTACAATCCTATGCAGTGGATCGAAAAACTGAAAGATGGTAACTATTAAACCACTATTACAATAGTGAATATTTTATCTAAAAAGGAGAAAAAACTATGTCATTTAATCCCAACATGTCCAACAAGGATGTCGCCGATCTCATTTTCCTGGACTACAAGAGCAAAAAGCCCTGGCTGAACCTGGATTTCGCCAATGTGACCACCACCGGACTGGAGGCGACCCGCGATTTCGCCACCGGCGGACAGGGCGCGCCCAACCGGGTGGCCTTTGACAGCAACCGGACCGGCACGCTGGAAATTCAGACCCAGATTGCGACCATGAAGCTGTTCAGCCTGATTTCCGGAACGGAGATGGAAGATCATTTTGAGTATCTGAAGAGAATGGTGCTGACCGCCTCCGGTACAACCCTCACCATCCCCGCCGACGTGGAGCTGGTTTCGGGTTCCATTTACGTGTACCCGGCTGACGACGACTGCGGCGAATCTCTGGAAATCACTGTTTCCGACCACGCGATCACACTGCCCGAGGGCTCTACCGGTGACTTTGTGGTGTACGGTATGGTAAAGGTTGCCTCCGGGGCCCAGGTGGTAAAATTCAATTCCAAATCCTTCCCCAAGGCATTTGTCATCTACGGCGAGACGCCCTGGAAGACCGAGGACGACGAGATCGCGGACATGCACCTCACCTATTATAAGGCACAGCCTCAGGCTACCATGAGCCTGGCCCTGAGCAATACCGGCATCATCGAGATGACCATCACCTGCAACCTGCTGGCGGACGATGAAGACCGCATCTATGACATGGCCATTATCGGCTGATTTGGCCTGGAAAATGCTGACGGTGTTCTGTAGTATTGTAGATTGATTGGATAAGTAGAAACGGGGAACGACAAACGTCGGAAATGAAGTCTGTTGTTCCCTGTTTTTACGGAAACGGGGGGCAAATTGGAGTTTTTGAATGATTTTATGCTGCCTGTTGTGGTGGGAATCTGCCTCTGCACGGGCTTTATTGTAAAAAAATGGGTGCGCGATGTGGATAACAAATATATCCCCACTATCGTGGCTGTTTTGGGCGTGGTCACCGCCTCGTGGATCAGCGGCTGGATCTTCACGCCGCAGGTCGTGCTGTCCGGGCTGATCAGCGGTTTGGCGTCCACCGGAATGCATCAGCTGTTGAAACAATACATTGAAGGAAATCATGGGAGGAATGCAGGATATGATCACACTGATTCGGATGAAGTATAAGGAATGGAAACTGAAACTGGCGCTGTATACGGTCCTTGAGGCGGTTGCCGCCGAGCAGAAGGACACCGCCGCGCTTTTGTCCAGGCTCTACGTCTCTCTGAAGGACGTGCCTTTGGATGAGTTGAGAGGGGAATTTCTGGGGAAGTTGGCGGAAGTGATTCATGAGCGGGGGGACGGGGGGAAGAACGGCAGATTGTTTCCGAAACAGGAATGATTCTGAGGCTACGGAAGGAGTTCTTGAATGAATAATGATTATAAAATACGTCTTCAGGCGATGATCGACGAAAGCAGCTTGGCGGACGTACAGAAGAAACTGGCGAAGGAGCGCTTAAAGATTGGCGCGGATATTGTCCTGGATCAGTTTGGAAAAAACAAGGCGGAAATCGAAAAGCAGTCCAAAGCGTTATCTAAAATGATCAAAGGCACCCTTGGAGATGCAGTTCCCGACAAACTGGCCGTGCAGTGGGCAAAGCAGTTCTACAAAGAGATTGAATCCGGGGCAAAAAAGGCAGCCGGGGAGCAGGAAAAGCTGAATGAAAATGTCTCCGATCAGTCTCTCTCCCAGGTTTTCAATAAGTTTAAAAACAGCAAAATTGGAACAGACTCGATCAATGAATTGTGGAACCAATTAAAGAAAATTCCCGAAGAGGTCTACAAAATTGACACTGCGATGACCAAACTGTACCGTGTAACGGACGAAACGGATTGGAAGTATTCGCAGTTTCTTGATCAGGCCGCTTCCAAAGCTCAGGGACTAGGGCGCTCAATATCGGGCCTGATCGATCAGACCGCCGCCTGGGCAGGGCTCGGATTCAGTCTGGACGAGGCGGATAAGCTGGCGGAGATATCTTCCGTTTACGCGAATATCGGAAATGTGGATGATCAGACCGCCATATCGGAGCTGGCGGCCGCTATGAAAGCATTTAATATTGAAGCCTCGGACAGTATTACCATTGTAGATCAGCTTAACGCACTGGGAAGCGAGTATTCCATCTCCGCCGCCGATCTGGGGGACGGACTCAGAAAGAGCGCGGACGCAATGGCATTGGCCAACAATGACATTGAGCAGACTCTCGCCATGATCGCTGGCGGCGCGGAAATCACAAGAGACGCAGGCGGAATGGGAAATTCATTGAAAGTTCTGGCTTTGAGACTTCGGGGGATGAAAGGGGAACTTGAGGCCTTCGGCGAAGATGCTTCTGATGTGCTGCCGGTGGACAAGCTTCAAAGCCGCATCTTGGAGTACACGAAAGGCACCGTCAATCTATTCGATGATTTTGATCCGTCGAAATTTAAATCCACCTATGATATTCTTTTGAGTATCTCCAAGGTATGGAATGATATCAGTGCAACGGATCAGGCTGAGCTTTTGGATGTAATTGCAGGCAAACAGGATGCCGGTAACGTTTCAGCGTTATTAAAAGCGTTCCAAAATGGGCAGGTACAGCAGGCATACGGTGATGCGCTGAACTCGGACGGCTATGCAATGCAGGAGCAGGCGCGGTGGCTGGACAGCCTGGAGGCGAAGACGCAGCAGTTGGAGGCGGCGTTTCAATCTTTGTCCAATACTGTGCTGGGCTCGGATGTGTTGAAGGTGTTGGCGGATGGCGGCGTCGGCGTAATCAATACGCTGGATTCTATCATCGATAAGTTGGGACTGTTGGGAACTCTGTCGGTGGGTGCAAGCGCTATACTGGGCGCTAATGGATTAGGGTTAACGTAAAGTTACTTGTCATAGTTTACAAGCCCCCTACTACAAAATAGTGGGTGTTCTACGATTTGGTCGTTCATCGAGTAGACTAATCCTTGGATTAAAATCCTAAATATGTCGAATATCGGGGGAAGCCGTAAGCCTATTGAGATAGGTACTGATAATACTGCAACAAAAGCTCCATGTGGGTGTATTACAGCTAAGTACAAAAGTACGAAAATGGTAATCCCGACGCGGTATATGCATTACGTGTAGAATGTATATATCCACAATATACCGCGCGAGAGGCTGACAAGACACGGCCTGATTTTTGATCGGGCTGCAACATACATGATCCGTTACCGTGGCGAAAGGCTGCGTGAAGCGAACAGGGGAACGAACGGTAGTGTTCACTACTGCCCTGCTTAGTACAAATTATACAAATCCATTTCTGGCTTGGAAACGGAAATGGAAGGTTCTTTTATACAAAAAATGATGTGAATATGAACTCACATCATTTTGGAATATCGTGATTTAATTACCATGTGTGCTTACAGTTTAAGCATTTATAGGTTTTGTTTATCTTTTTTGAAAAGAGGCCCAGTCCGATGACGGATACTGCTCTCTCCGTTCCTGAGATCGGCCTTATGTTGGTTGAGCCACAGGTGGGGCATTTAGGGATATTATTATAATAGTCAGTTTGGGGAGATGGACAATACTTATCCGCAATATATTTAGCTGTTTTCACATCACAATTTGTTGTTTCTTTTATCTGTTTTATTTTATCAAATTTTGAGAGTGCATTATCTTTTAGAAAGTTAAGCTCGTATTCCTTATTATTTATAGTTTCGTAAATACCAGATTGTCTAATGGGATAACCGCAGTGTATACACTTTTCCGATTTATCTGAAATTTCCTTCCCACACTCTGGGCAATGAATCAATGACATATATTTGTCCTCCAACATAATTATATAGTTCCAAGTTTTATGATTATATTTTATCATTATTTAAAAGCGTTGTAAACAATGACACTGCTAAAGGTTGGACAACTATATTTAGCCAGTTCAATAATGATGTCTCTCCAATAAGTTCGGATATTAGAGAATTTTTTAGTTTATTGAATGGTGAAAAATTGGGCCCAGATGATAACCGCTTTTTACTTGAACTTGCTAGCGATACAAAAATAGCAGATAAAAATTTCAAAAATTTTTTATCTACCGTAGATACGTCTGGCGATTTAATGCTACAGTATCAGAACCATCTGCAATCCACTTCTACCGTCATCTCAAAATTCGGATCAACATTAAAAACCATTATCTCAAACATGGCCATCGTTGCCGGAGTCACGCTCGCAATTAAAGGTGCCGCTTGGGCATTTGATCAGGTTGTTCATCGCCAAGAGAATTTAAATAATAAAGCCACCGAATCGGTAGAAGCCTACAAATCACTGCAGGGCGAAGTTAATAACCTTAATCAAGGGCTTAAAACAACCGCCTCTCGGATGCAGGAGTTGAGTAAAAAGCCAGGACTTACATTTGTCGAGCAGGATGATTTACAAAACCTAAAAAATTCGAACGAGGAATTGGAGCGGTCTATAAAGCTTAAAGAAACTGAAGCAAAAATAGCCGCTAATAAAGCACGTAAAGATGTATTAAAATCATTAAATAACACATTCACACATGTATCCTATGTTGGATGGGAAGAAGCTAATACAACGAATTCTCAGGCCGAGCTTGAAAAAATGTCGCAATATAATAATTCAAGTGGAACCTTCCTTGAAAATGCTAAAAAGCAATTAGAGGATTATGATAGATATGTAGCGCAGAAAGAAGCTCTTGAGAAACGACTAACCGAAATTAAGACTGCTCATCCAAATAATTACACTCAGAACCTTGATTATAATAATATGGATGCTGCAACTGTAACTCTGAAAGGGTGGATTAGCGATGTTGAGGTAGAATTGAACGCCTCAAGTAATGAAATAGACGAATTTAAGCAATCTCTGGACCCAACCCAAGATTCAGATCTAATAAATTCGATCAATGAATTTCAGGATGAGTATATTGCAAAATTCAACAATACAGCCAAAACAGCTACACAGTCATTCAACGACATTTGGAATTCTCCTGATTTTTTCAATTCGAAAAAGGCTTTAGAATCGCTGGCAAAAGCCGGCAAATTGACTCCCGATACGTTAAGGTCAGTGGAAGGATATCAACAGCTATTAGAGGCTACAGGAAGAAGTGCTGAAAGTGTGGTTGAGCAGATTAAGAGCGGCGTTATAAATTCAAAATCTATTCAGAAAACTTATATTCCAACCACAAAATCAGAAATCATATCTGCAATCAATGAATTATCAGGCGGTTTCGAATCCCTCGATAAGATCATGTCGTCCATCAGTAGCAGCGACCCCTTTGACTATTCTCTTTTAGATGATTCAACATTTAAAGAAACGTTTAGTGGCCTTGGCAAATCGTATACAGATTTCATCACCACAATTACCAAATCTCCTAAAGATATAAGTGCCTGTCAATCTGCATTTGACGATCTTTTGACATCGTGGCTTAATTCTACTGGTATTATTGAAGGGCTATCTGGAAATACCAAACAGCTGGCAATCGATATGCTTTCTCTCTTAGGAGTTGCAAATGCTGAGGAGATCGTTACTGAGGCTCTTGTGCAAAAACAAAACAAATTAGCGGCCCAAAAGTATTTCACAAAAGAAGCCAGCTCTGATTTGGAAAATGCAACACTTAATGAAATCAATCAATTTTTGAAGGAAACTGAAGTTGCCGATATTACCAAAATGTATCTGGCCCAGTTAGCACTGGAAAAAATAGCAGTCAACGACGCCAAGATCGACACAGCTTCTGATATCGAACAAATCATTGGCCTGGCTAATGCGGCTGGAGCAAGCGCAAAAGTGATCTCTGACTTAGAGAATGCCAAGGCTGTATTAGGTTCAAGTATTGCCGATCCGAATTCCAAAAAATATGATCCGCAACGTGTCAGAACAGCCACTGATACGATTGAAAGCATCGAGGCTGGTACTTACGATTTTGAATTTGATATTGATCCCAATAAGTTCAAATCTGCAACTTATAATAACAGAACAACGTCTCATGCAGGAAATAGTGGATCAAATTCTTCACAAGCAACCGAATTCGACTTTGCCGCCGAATCTGTTAAAAATCTCAAGCAAAATCTCGACCTCCTAACCACCGACCTTGAAAACACCGACCCCTACTCGGAAAAACTCCCCATCTTAAAGGAACTGATCCAAACCCAGGAATCCTACAACAATGCGCTGCAATCTCAGGCCGACCTGTATTACGACGAGTATCAGAAGTCCCTTCAATCCCTGCCGCAAGATCTTCAGGAGAAGATTTCCGGGTATGACAGCTTCAGCATTGAAACCATCCCAGAAACCCTAAAAGACGCCGTCTCCAAAGCCCAATCCTACCGGGATAAGTGGAATTCTGCCACGATCTCCATCAAGCAGGCCGGGAAGGAGTTGGAAAATCTCCGGCTGAAGCAGATGGATCTGGCCCAGGCCCGCCTGGACGACAAGATCGGCGTAGTCCAGAATAAGGCCGCCGACATTCAGAATCAGATGGACGAGGCTGAGGCTATGGGGCTCAACGCCACTTCGAAACAGTACAAGTCCCTGATCCGCCTGTCGCGGCAGGAAGAAAAGTATAACCAGAACAAGCTGACCGGCCTTCAGGCGGAACTGCTGCTGTTGGATGAGGACGAGGACGCCTATTACGATTGCCTGGGGGCCATACAGGATTGTGAAAATGCCATCTCCAAGTGCGCTCAGAACCAGGCGGCCTACAATAAGGCTATTCTGGAGCTGCCCATTCAATACCTGGAAAAGGCAAATGACAGCCTGAACGACGAACTGGATGAGCTCCAGGATAAGCAGGACGATCTGGACAGCGCCATCGCCGGAGTGACCGGGCACCTGCAGGATCAGATCGAGGCGCAGCAAACGCTTCGGGACGAGGCCGAGGAAACGGCCAAAAAGCAGATCGATGCGATTCAGAGTGAGATCGACGGGCTGCAAAAGGCCAACGACGAGCGCAAACAACAGCTCGACTTAGAGGAAAAGCTTTATAATCTGGAGCGGGCGAAGAATCAGAAGACCACCCGGATCTTCCGGGAATCCGAGGGCGGCTTTGTCTACGAGGCCGATTCGGAGGCGGTCCGAAACGCCCAGAGCGAATATGAGGATGCGCTCTTTGAACAGACCATTTCCGATATGGAAGACAAAATCCGGGATATCGAGGAGTCCCGGGACGCGCTGCTTGAGAGCTATGATCTGGAAATCGACCGACTTCAGAAGATTGTGGAGTCCTGGGACGGCATCACCGAGGCCATACAGCGTGCCAAGGATATGACCATGGCCGGGACGATCCTGGGGTCCGGCTGGCAGGATCGGGTAACATCCGGGGATACCGGCGATTTGGAAAATGTGTCCGGCCAGTACGAGAAAAATGACCGGGAACAGACCTGGACAGAGCGCCAGATCGAGGAAAATGAACGGTTGATCCGGCAGGTGGAGGACTATATCGAAGCCTGGCAGATGGGACAGATTACCATCCGGGAAGCCCGGGAGGAAATCAATGATATCGTCAGCGACATCATGCCGGAGATCGAGGCCAACGACGAGCGCGTCTCAAGCCTTTCCACCTACACCTCCGCCTGGTCAAATGCGCAGGTCAATGTTGCCGATAGCGTGGCTGCCACTACCGCGGCGGCGGCCAACAACGTGGATGAACTCCTTGCCACGGACGCCAGACGCCAGGCCGTCTTTGATTACGCGGCGGAGTGGTCTAATTCCGCTCTTGCCGTGGGCGGGGCTCTGGGCAGCATCAATGAAGCCAATGCGGCGGCTGTTCTGACCGAGGGGACATATCTGGGCCAGCGGCTGTTAAATCTGGGCGCGTTTCAGGAAACCTA